CAAAGGAGAATAAGATGAAATACATTATTCATTTCACAACTGGATTCTACTTTTCATACTTCTGCAAATCTCTTAGAGGTGCAAAGTTAGAAGCAGGAAGGAAAGCAAAGATTCATAACTTCACTGTAAATGAAGAGAATCATATCTATATTTATGAGTTTGATGGAATGTTACCCATAGCATCTAAAACTATCAAAGGCTGGAAAAATCACTAAAATCAAAGGAGAATAAAATGAAACTCAATCTATACATATCTAAATTGATCAGATCTATTATCTGCAAGGTAGGAAGACAGGAAGCATCTAAATTGTTAGGGTTATCTAGAACCTCCATCTATTTGAGAGAATACAACAAATTTAAAGATGATAATCAAATCAAAACATTAGAACCTATTTCAAAAGAATATTGCAAACTACATCCAAAAGAAGATCTTAGAGAGGTATTGATGCAAGGACTACATTTTTATTTAGAAGATATTTTGAAAGACAAAGTATAACAATTAATTGTCAATCTCAATATAAAAGGCTAGATTTATTCTAGTCTTTTTTTATGGGAGTTCTTCATGGCAGGAAAGAAGAAGAAAGAGAGTATAGGAGAATATGTAGATATTGATTCACTTGTTGAATGGGAGCATAACCCCAGAATCAACACAGAAGCAGTTTCTAAGGTTGCAAGGTCTATAGAAAGATTTGGGTTTGCTTCTCCTGTAATAGCACGAGAAGAGGATTCAATGGTGATTGCAGGTCATACTAGAATTGCAGCTGCTAGATCTCTAGGATTGCAAACTGTACCTGTTAGATATATGAAACTATCGAGAACAGAGGCTGAACTTCTAGCAATAGCAGATAATAAACTGGGTGAGATATCAGACTGGAATGAAGATATGCTTAAAGATATTCTTACCGCTCTTCCTGAAAATGATCTTGATGATATCGGATTCTCTCAAGATGAACTGGATTCACTTTTAGAAAACATAGATACAGAACTACCTCCTGAATCTGATAATGCTGTTTATGATACTGATTATGATGATGCAGATAATCTAGACCTAGAACGCGTGAAAATAGCAGAAGAAGGTGGGATCTATGCTGTAGGAGATCAATATGTTCTATGTGGTGATTGTGTTGAAATATTGCGTAGTTTTCCTGATAACTCAATAGATAGTATTGTTTGTGATCCTCCGTATGGCATCGGCTTTATGGGTAAAGATTGGGATCATTCTGTACCAACTGAAGAATGGGCTAGAGAATGTTTTAGAGTATTAAAGCCCGGAGGTCATATTGTTGCTTTTGGTGCTACAAGAGCAATTCATAGAATGGTTTGTGCTTTGGAGGATGAAGGATTTGAGATTAGAGATATGATCAACTGGTTATACTTCTCAGGTTTTCCAAAAAGCATGGATATATCAAAACAGATTGATAAAATGAAAGGAGTAGAAAGAGAAGTTGTAGGAGAAGATAATAGACCAAAACCATCCTATATGTTAGAAATAGGAAAAACAGAAGCAAACACTAGAAATATAACAAAACCAGCTACAGAAGAAGCACAATATTGGGAAGGTTGGGGAACAGCCTTAAAACCTGCTCAAGAGCCTGCTATCCTTTGCAGAAAGCCGATAGAGAAGGGTTTGAATGTATCAGAGAATGTTTTGAAGTGGGGAACAGGTGCGATCAATATAGATGCTTGTAGATTTGGATATGGTGATCCTTGTTGGGTAGGTAGTCAAGAGCAATTGAAAGATCACAATGGTTTTTCTAGTGTATATGTTGATCCAAAATTGCCAAAAGAAAAAGCAGATGATTATTTTGTTAAAGCTCCTGAAGGAGGTCGATGGCCTGCAAATATATATCAATGTGCAAAACCTTCAAGATCCGAACGTGAAACAGGACTTGATGATCTAGAGAGTAAAAAAGGACATGAAGCGGTTCATAGAAAAGAAGGAACTGCAGGTCTTGAGAATCCGAGAGCAGGAGCAGGAAGAACAGCAAGCGAGGTAAAGAACTTTCATCCTACAGTAAAACCTACCAAACTCATGGCATGGTTATGTCGTCTTCTCACCCCAAAAGGCGGGATCGTATTAGATACCTTTCTAGGCTCAGGGACTACTGGCGTTTCTGCATCTATGGAAGGATTCAAGTTTATAGGTACAGAAATGAATCCTGAATACTGTGATATTGCTCTTCAGAGAATCAAACATGCAACAGGTCATGATATAATGAAGGTTGAAGGTGTTATATTTGAGGTGTCAAATGTCTAAAGTTGGAAGACCGTTAAAGTTGAATGAGATTGTTATTCAAATGCTAGAGAAGGCCTACAGTCTCGGCATGTCTCCTAAACTAGCATGTGATCATGCCTCTGTTTCACAATCTTCTTACAATACTTGGATGCAAAGAGGAGAACAGGATCGTTATGACAATGAAGAAACCATCTTTGCAGATCTGAATAGGAGAGTAAAAAAAGCTAGGTCAAATCACGCACTTGCGAATCTTGCACTGATTCAGAAGGCAGCAAAAGAAGATGGAACTTGGACCGCAGCGGCATGGCTCCTCGAAAGAGTACACAAGGAATATCAAAAACAACCCGAGCAGATTGTAGAGGTTAATGTAGATAATAGACAGTTATCGGTTGTGCAGTTGATGAAGGAATTACAAAGTTCTGATGAAGAGATCAAAGAGTTGATTGCTAGACCTGTGATAGATCTAGATGAGGAGTAGAGAATGAATGCAAGTATAAAGAATGTTCATTTTGGTAAATGGTTGAATAGAAAGATAGGATCGAAAACGCACTTTTGCCAGAGGTTTGAGTGGAAATCTAGAGAGTTATTAAGATGGTGTCAGGGTAAAAACTTTCCGAAATCGCCTGTATTATCTCAACTTCTCTACGATCTACATCTTCATATAGGTCAGGAATATACATCTTTACTTGCAGAATGTCACGAGCAACTTATGAAGGATCACAAAGTATATAAATATGAACAGGAAAAAATTAGAAGACAACTTGAAAAAGAAACAGCAACTGATTGAGTATGCAAAGAATTATCCTCTTTCTGTTTCTCTTCTTTGGGTTCCTCATTGCCATAACTGGAAAGGCATAACAGGAGAACGGGATCGGGGTTGTGGTAGACCTATGAAAAGAATCAAAGGCGATCTGTATAGGTGTGATCATTGCGATATTACAGAGAAGAGAACATCACAACAACATTCTCTTCTCTCTTTGGGTTCTGAAAGCACATTGATATCAGGAGGAAACAGGGCAGGCAAAACAGAAGTAGGAGCATGTCTATCTGTCGCTTTTGCGAGCGGTTCAAAAGAGCAATATGTCAGAGATTGGTTACAACTTAATAACCTACCCCTTGATCTAGTTCCTGAGAATCCTTCAACGGTGTGGTGTGCCTCTCTGAGTTACAAAGACGGTCTAGAATACCTCAGGCCAAAGTTAGATAAATATCTACCTATAGGAACAAAGAAAACACGTTGGACTTCTCAAGATCGGGCGGTTGCTATTCTTCCCAATGGAGGCAGGATAGTATCTATGAGTTGCGATTCAGGAAGAGAAGGTTTTCAAGGTGGATCAGTCTCTATGGTTTGGATTGATGAAGAGCCTAATGATGAGGGTATATTTCATGAATGTCTTCTTAGGACAGTAGATCAAAAAGGAAAAGTTATAATTACAGCTACACCATTAAAAGGTTTATCTTGGATGTTTGAAAGATTTGTGGAAAATCCTGCAAAGGGTTTTGAGGTTGTGAAAATATCAGGTCTAGATAATCCTTATGTATCTAGTTTTAAGATGAGGAGAACAGTATCACACCTTACAGAAGCATCTCAAAGATCTAGATTGTTTGGTGAGTTCTCAAGTCAATCAGGCCTTGTATATCCTGAGTTTTCAAAAGATACTCACTTGATAGATATAGAAGAAATTCCAAACCACTGGAGAAGATATATATCTATTGACTTTGGTTCTTCTCATCCCTTCTGTGCTTTATGGGTTGCAGAGGCTCCTGCTGGTTACTACTCTTCTGATACTACTCTGATTGTATATCGTGAATTGTATTGGACAAATAAAACAACCATAGAATCAGGAAGAGAGATCAACAGAATAAACAAGCTGCATAATGAAGAGATACATTGGTATGTAGCAGACCCTGAAAGTAAAGATGGGCGTCTCACACTCGGGAGAGAATGCAATATAAGAACCTTGCCGGCACCAAAGCATCTAGGAGTGAATGAAGGGATCAATATGGTTCGAGAATATCTTCAGATTGATAAGGAAGGCAAATCTAGATTGTTATTTACTAAGGACGTGAAAAACACATTAAGAGAGTTTCGTCTCTACAAGTGGGATAATAAAAGCAAAAAGGATGTCGTGAAAAAAACAAATGATCATGCGATGGATTCTCTGAGATATGGAATCATGCAATATCGTAGAATGTTGGCACATAAATAAGAGGACAATATAAGACCTTCAAAGAATAAATTATAAGATATAATGCACACAATAGGAGTATACAATGAGTGATAATTATTTTGTTAGGTTATATAATGCTATATTGGGTAAGAGTTATGCCAAGCAAATAGAGAAGCCAAAAGAAGAAAATCGCGGTGCTAGTTGGAACAGTGCGGGCGGTGTCAATAATACATTCTCAGCACAGGTTTCAATGGATGCATTTGGTATACATGGTTATACTCATGCAGGTGTCAAAAGACTATCTCAAGATCTTGCAGCCTTACCTCTTCGATTGATTAAAGGGTATGGAGATCAAGCGGTTGAATTGATGGATCATCCTGTATTAGATTTGATTAGAATGCCTTCAACAGATGTAGATGAGTTTCTTTTCAGAGAACAGATAACCATCGATCTAGTTTTATCAGGTAACTGTTATATTCTTCTTCTCGGTTCTTCTGATCGTCCTGTCTCTATGGTTAGATTGCATCCTGAAGAGGTTAGAATCGTTACAGATCCACAGAAGGGTCTTGTAGGTTATGAACATAATTCAAGCGGTTCTGTAGTTATGTATCCTCCTGAAAGAATCATACATGGTAAGAATGCAGGATATCAAAAGGGGCCTCAAGCCTTATATGGTACAGGTGCAATTCAACCCCTTGCAAGAGAACTTGATGCTGATCTTAACTCTCAAAAACTTGTATCAGAAGCAACCTCAAAGGGTCGACCTGATGTTCTTCTGTCACCTAAGGAAGATGGTGATATATGGAATAAAGAAGTAAGAAGACAGATCCTTGATCAATATAAAGGCATGCAAAAGTCAGGCGGTGCTATGGTTATGTCTGGGCAGGTTCAAATAGATATGCTTCAGTTATCTCCTCGTGATATGGAATTCCAAGCATCAAGAACATTTGCACGAGAATCTATTTCGGCTGTTTTGGGTGTACCTCCTTCTGTTCTAGGTCTTCCAACTGCTAACTATGCTCTAGGTCGACAGCAAGCGGTTGAATACTGGAGTAATCAGATTAAGAGAGGTAAGAGAATAGGATTGTTATTCACTCGTATTGCAAGACTATGGGAGGATGATCTACACTTCGAGCATGATTATACAGAAGTTGAAGCACTACAATCTGTAAGAAATGATAAATTGCTACGTGTTGAAAAGCATATCTTTTTCGGTATTTCTCC